CACCAGACGAGTTTTTTGTTATAGATCCAGATAATTGGGCAGATTGTGAAGATGAAGGAGAACTTATTGGAATAATTCATTCTCATGCTTTTGGTTCTGCCTTACCCTCTGAAGCGGATAAAGCATCTTGTGAGCATCTAGGTTTACCTTTTTATATTTATAGTGTTGAGCATAAGAACTGGATTGATTTTGAGCCATCTGGTTATACATCTGGTTTATATGGCCGCACTTGGATTTGGGGCAAGCATGATTGTTGGAGTTTAATTACAGATTATTTTTTAGATAAAAAACAAATAAATTTAAAATTTTGGGAAAGACCAAAAAGTATTAAAAGTTTCTGCGAAAATCCATATTTTGAAAAAGTTTTAACTGGTTCTGGTTTTATAGAAGTTTCTAAAGATAATATTATCAATGATGATGTTTTGCTTATGCAAGGCCCAGATGAAAAATTAAATCATGTTGCCTTATATATTGGAGATCAAACAATATTGCATCACAATATAAGACAGTTGAGTTGTAGAGAATTATATGATTTAAGATATATAGAAGCCACAAAAAAGGTTTATAGATATGAAGCTTAAAAAAATAAAAGTTTATGGCAGATTAAGAAAATTTCTTGGGCAGTCTTATTTTGAAGCGGCTGTTGCAAGTCCCAAACAAGCATTGCATTTTTTAATTGCAAATTTTCCAGAATTAGAAAATCACATGATGAATCAGTTATATAAAATAAAAATGGGAGGTATGGAGATTTCAGAGGATTTATTAGGCTTGCAAAGTGATGAAGATATACAGATAATTCCTATTGCTATAGGTGCTAAAGGGGCAATTGTAGGAGGTTTATTTCTGGGAGGTGGTGCGGCTGCGGCTGCGGCCACCACAGGATTTTTTGCTACTGCCATTGGTGGTGCGATTGCAACAGGCTTAACAGCAATTGGAACTTCTATGCTTGTGAACGAAGCAACACAACTTCTAATGCCACAACCAGAGATTCCTAGTGGTGTTATGGCTGATAGCTTTTCACAGAATGATCCTACATTTCAATCTTTTGGTTTTGGGTCGATTCAAAACGTATCTAGGGCTGGTGTCCCAGTGCCTATAATTTATGGAGAAGTTTTTACAGGTTCTGTTGTAATCAGTTCTGGTATTGATACTGTACAGAAAGAGGGGACAACTTAATGGTTTTTCCAATAGAGCCGTTTGCTAGGATTTTATTTCCAGAAAACTTTCCAGATTTACCAGAAGATGCACTTCAATCTGTACAATTTCAAACGCTGATTGAACTATTAGGATCAGGCGAGATAGAAGGATTTCCAAGTGCTACAGGTAGTAAGGGTTCGACTGAATATAACCAAAGCTCACTCAAAGACGTCTTTCTTAACGGAACTCAGGTCTTACAACAATCGGCTGGTACAAGTCCTAGCGATACAGATTTTAACTTTCGTAACATTACTTTTGAACCTAGATTTGGAACTTCAGATCAAACAGCGATTGCTGGTATTTCAGAGATAGAATCAGAAACTAGCGTAGGTGTAACAGTAACAAAAACAACACCAGTATCAAGATCAATAACAAATACAAATGTTGATGCTGTAAGAGTAACTGTTGGTTTTCCTGCACTGCAGAAATTTGAAGATAATGGCGATATAAATGGTGCTGAAGTTGCTTTAACAATTCAAACCATTGAAAATGATGGCACAACAACAACTGTTATAACTGACACTGTAAAAGGTAGAACTGCGAGTACATATTTTAGGGATTATAAAATTAACTTTACAGCCGAAACAAGCTTTCCTGTCATTATCAGAGTCAATAGAACGACAGCAGACAGCACAGAAACCACGCTACAAAATAGTTTTCAATGGTCATCTTTTACAGAAATAATTAACGAATCAAGAGCATATGAAGATTTTGCTCACGTAGCTTTACGTTTTGATGCTGCAACTTTTCCAAACCAACCACAAAGAATGTATAGAATTAGAGGGACAAAGATTAAAATTCCTCATAATGGAACTGTCAGGGCTGATGGATCTATAAGTTATAGCGGTACATTCAATGGCACTTTTAAAACAGATAAAGAATATTCAAATGATCCAGCATGGGTTTTATATGATTTATTAACTACTCCGAAAGGTTTTGGAGATCATATTGCAGAATCATCACTAGATGTTTTTAGTTTTTTCTCTGCTAGTCAATATGCAAGTGAGCAAGTAGATGATGGAGTGGGTGGTACTGAGGCCAGATTTTCTTGTAATGTGGTTCTAAATTCCCAAAGGGCTGCGTACGATACAATAAATAATCTTGCCTCTGTCATGAGAGCAATGCCTTTTTATTCAGCAGGGACAATCAATATAAGCTGTGATAAACCTACAGACGCTAGTTATATCTACAACTTAAGTAATGTTTCTGAGGCTGGGTTTGCATATTCGAGTGCTAGTAAAGATACTAAATTTACGCGTGTTAATGTCTCTTTCTTTGATAATGAAACTCAACAGGTAGATTATGAAACAACTGAAGATACAGCTTTAGAAACAAAATATGGCATAGTAACAAAAAACTTAAATGGATTTGCTTGTACGTCAAGAGGACAGGCGGCAAGGCTTGGACGTTGGTTTTTATATACACAAAACAATGAAGCGGAAACAGTTACATTTACAGCATCACTAGAAAGCGGAACAATAGTAAGGGTTGGAACTGTTATTAATATTGCAGACCCCATGAGGGCAGGGGTAAGAAGGGGAGGACGTATAAAAACAGGAGTATCTACAACACAAATTATTGTTGACGATCAAAATAATACAGATTTAGCATCTACAGATTCAGCAACCTTGTCTGTTATTTTATCTGACGGCAGTTTGGAAACTAAAACAATTAGTGATATTACAGGTGCAACCATAACTGTAGATTCTGCATTTAGTTCAGTGCCACAAACTAACAGTGTTTGGGTTATAGAGAATACTTCTCTTGAGCTTCAAACTTTTAGAGTTGTATCTGTGACTGAGAAAGAATTACTAAATTATCAAATAGTTGCTGTCGTACATGATCCAAATAAATATGCTTTTGTAGAAGATGGCACACCATTGCCAGCAAAAACAATTACAACACTTACTAAACTGAAAGATGCACCAAGCAGCTTGCAGGGAACAGAGCAGATAGTGGTATTAAATAACAGGGCTGTAAGTAAATTATTTATTCAATGGCAACCTGTAAGCGGTGTTACTGAATATATGGTGCAATATAGATTTAAAAATGAAAACTTTATTTCAGAACGTATTACAAGATCAGATTTTACAATCTTTGAAACATTAAACGGAACTTATGAAGTCAGAGTTTTTAGTTATAACGCATTTGGAAAACCAAGCACAAATCCAGCTACGACAACATTTACTACAGAAGGAAAAACAGCTTTACCATCAGATGTGCAAAATGTTCAAATAGAACCTTTGTCAGATCAGTTTGTACGACTACGTTTTGATAAATCTACAGATGTTGACGTTATTCATGGTGGAAACGTGGTTATAAGAAGCTCAAACCTTACAACAGGTGCAACTTTTACAAATGCAGTAGACGTTTTACCTGAGCTTTCTGGGAATATCAGCGAATCAATTGTACCTAATATTGTAAACGGAACTTATCTTTTAAAATTTCGTGATGATGGTGGAAGGCTTAGTTCTGGCACAGCAACAATTACAAATGTAAATACACAACCTGATGTATTTCCAAAACTCACAGTTTTAATAGATAGAGAAGATTTGGACAGTCCGCCTTTTCAAGGAACAAAAGTAGATTGTTTTTTTAGTGATGATGTTAATGGTCTTGTTCTTCAGTCTTTAGTAACTTTAGATTCTGAATCAGATTTTGATGCAATAGCAGATTTTGATTTCTTAGGAGATGTTGATATTACAGGAGGTTCATATAGTTTTGCAAATACATTAGATTTAGGAGGAAAGCAACCATTAAGGTTAAGAAGGCATTTTGTAACTCAAGGTTTTTTACCTAATGATCTTATAGATAAAAGAAGTGGAAATATTGATACTTGGACAGATTTTGATGGAGCGACAGCCGTAAATGTAAATGCAAAATTATTAGTAGCAACAACTGATTCTGATCCTGATTTGTCAGTATCAGCCACTTATGCAATCTCAGGTACAACCATTACAATCACTAAGTCCTCGCATGGCTATAGCGTTGGTGGTTTTGTTACTGTGGACTTTACTTCTGGAACAGGTGTTGATGGCGATTATGAAATACAAACTGTGCCTGATGGAGACACATTTACACTTACTTCAGCTACCTCTTTGACTACAAGTGGTAATTGTACATATTCAGCAGAATTTTCACAGTTTAATCCTTTTGTAAATGGAACGTATATTGCAAGGGGTTTTAAATTTAGATGCGATATGGATTCTGACGACCCAGCACAATCTATAGAAATAGATCAACTAGGCTATACAGCCGAATTAGAAAGTAGAACAGAAACAAGTCTTGGTAATGCAGGGGCATCTGCTGGCGGTTTTATAGCCTCTGGCACTTCCACCAAGTCAGTGGTTTTCACTAACAGTTTTTTTACAGGTCAATCAGGAACAAGTGTCGCTGCTAACTCTGTTTTGCCATCAATAGGAATAACAATAGAAAATCAATCATCAGGAGATTTCTTTGTTTTATCAAATATTTCTGGATCAGGTTTTGATATAGATATAAAAAATGGATCTAGTAATGTAAACAGGAATTTCAAATATGCTGCTACGGGCTTTGGGCGTGGTGGTTAATACTGGTTTAGGATATACTTAGAGAAAATTTTGGATTAGGGTATGGCACAACACGATTATGTTATAGATAACTCCACAGGAGCAAACGTCAGGGCTGATATAAATAATGCTTTATTAGCAATATCTAGTAATAATTCTGGATCGTCTGCACCAAGTACAAATTACGCAAGTCAGTTTTTTGCTAATACAACGTCAGGCAATATGCAGTTGAGAAATACTGCTAACAATGATCATGTAAATTTATTTACGCTTACTGGTGGGCCAGCTTTTGAAGTTGATGGAACAATAAATAGTATAAATATAGGTAAAGGTGCAAACTCTGTTGCTGGTAATACCTGTTTTGGAGAAAATGCTTTAGATGATTCTGTTAGTGGTGGTAATAACGTAGCTATTGGTAAAGCTGCTCTAGGCGCTTTAACAAGCGGGGCGCAAAATGTTGCCATTGGTGGTCTTTGTTTAGATGCTGTAACTACTGCTACCTACAACACAGGTATTGGTTATGCTGCTGGATCAGCTTTAACAACAGGTGCATTTAACACAATACTTGGAGGTAACGCATTAACAACTGCCGTTGGTGCTAATAACAATGTAGCTGTTGGTTATAACAGCATGAACGTAACTACAAGTGGTTCTGAAAATGTTGCAGTTGGTTTTGCAGCATTAGACGCAAACACATCAGGCTCAACTAACGTGGCTGTGGGAAATAATGCTTTAACAGCTTCTACAACGGCAAGTAATAACACTGCTGTCGGAAATGCAGCACTAGGTGCAACCACAACTGGAGCTTCAAACGTAGCTTTAGGAGCTAGTGCACTTGATGCAAATACCACTGCTTCTAATAACACTGCTGTTGGCAAATCTGCTTTATTAGTAAACACAACTGGAAATTCAAATACTGCGGTGGGTGGTAACGCTTTAGCCGCTAACACAACAGGAGGCAGCGGTGTTGCTGTTGGCTATGAAGCGTTATCATCTAACACCACAGCATCAGGTAATGTTGGTATTGGTTCAGAAGCACTTAAAAATAATACAACTGGAAATGGTTTAACCGCAGTTGGGCAAAATTGTTTAAAAGCAAACGTAACTGGAGCTTTTAACACAGGTCTAGGAAGTGGTTGTTTATTTGCAAATACAGCATCTAATAACACCGCAGTTGGTTATGATAGTTTAATTTCAAACACAAGTGGAGATTCAAACGTAGCTGTTGGAGCGCTTGCTTTAGATGCAAACACAACAGGAGACAAAAACTCAGCATTAGGAAAGAGTTGTCTAGGGGACAATACTACAGCAGATAATAATACTGGAGTAGGATTTTTTGCGTTAAAAGCAACCACAACTGGACAAGAGAATACAGCGGTTGGTGCTAACGCATTAGATGCTAATACTACTGGAATAGGCAGCACAGCAGTAGGTTTTGAGGCGCTTACTAAATCAACTGGTAATAACAATACGGCTCTAGGTCGTGAATCTGGTGATAACGTCACTAGTGGTAGTAATAACAGTCTTATAGGTTATAAAGCACAAGCGTCATCTGCAACTGTAAGTAATGAAATCACTCTTGGCGATCCAAACATAACTTCTTTGCGTTGTGCTGATACTTCAATTAGTTCCTTATCTGATAAAAGAGATAAAACTGATATTGTAGATTTAAGTGTTGGTTTAGATTTTATAAATAGTCTTTTACCTCGTCAGTTTAAATGGCAAACTAGAGAAGGATCAATTAAAGATGGTTCTGTAAGAGCAGGCTTCATTGCACAGGAATTACAAGAAGCACAAAAGGGATTAGAATATTTAGATTTAGTTATGGCAGAAAATCCAGAAAAATTAGAAGCAAAACAAGGTAAATTAATTCCTGTATTAGTAAAAGCAATACAAGAGTTATCAGCAAAAGTCACAGCCCTCGAAGCAGGGTAAACTAAAAGTAACTTAATTTTTAATTATGGAAGAAAGAACCGCAGATGACATCGCAGCAATCTATTCTGCTGCTGGTGATAGTGTAACTGTCATCAACACTGCTAAGACATCAGATGAAACTGACGATGAATACAAGGACAAGATCAAGCGTAATGTAGAGCATCTAGAAATTATCAAGAGCTATAAGAAGCTTGATGAAACGACTTCAATTTGGACATCTGAATCATTCACAGATATAGATAAAGCAATTACTGATGGTAAGAAAGTTTACGAATAAATGAATTTACAGGAAAAACTTACACAATTAGCTGTCGAAAGAGAACAGTTGGTTGTTGCTTTGCATGAGACAACAGGTGCAATGAAAATACTACAACAACAGATAGAAGAGCAGAAAAAAGAGGACAAATCACAAA